GAGCCCGAAGGCTCCTTTTTGTTTTGTGAGGGATCTAAGTCCCTCAGGTCTTTCAATTCCAAATCATTGAAATGATACATTCTGCACAGCTATCTCACCGAGGTAATCCGCGGCATTCCCGAAACTGCTGGCAGTGTTGGTAAGCTCGATGTAACCATAACGTGTGAGGAAGCTAACTACTGGCTCGAACGTTGATGGATCAAGAACAACACCGCTGCTCATCAATGGGATGTATGGGCAGTAGAATGCTGCTGCATCTGTTTCGCTTGAACCTTTGTAACCAACGAGAACAGGTGTACCGCTGGCAGCGTAGCTATCAACGAAAACACGCATTGCGTTGTTGAGTGTACCAACGAACTTGGTGTTTGTTGGGGCCTCAAATGTGCCTTCTGTTGTACGAGCAAATGCTGATGTAGTTGCGCTTTGTAGAATTGTCAGAGCTTCAGCACTAACAACAGCCCAGTTACCAGCGCCACGACGTGTACGCTGAGCGATAAGGTTAGCAACACGGTTGATAAGAACAGCAAGAGCAGCATGTTCATCGCCAACGAATGTAGCAGTACCGCTAACGGTAGCTTGGTTGTATGTGAATTCAGTAGCAGCAAGACTACGAAGACTTAGCAGGATCTCTTGATCGATTTCAGCAGTGATTTCTTGTGCAAGAGCAGCCATGATTTCGGCTTCAACGTCGATACCATGCTGTGACTGTGCATCTTGTGCTGCTTCGAACGTCCAACGAGCCTGGAGTCTACGACTCTTGGCTTCAACTGCTTGACGCAGAATCTGAACGCTGATCTGACGACCACCTTGACCTTCAAGAGCGGCTGTGTTAGCGGCATTGAAGCTAGCTTGTGTAGCGCCTGTGCCTGCTGAGTAAGCCTGAGCGATCTTGAATGGGCTAAGTGCTTCTTCGCCAGCAACTGTGCTTGTAGCAGCAGCACTGTTGTCTGTCATGCTGTTAGCATAACGAACACGAAGTGTATGGATCTGACCAACTGGACCACTCATTGGCTGAACACCGATAAGTTCGTTGGCAATAACAGTTGGCATTACACGGCGGATAACAGGCAGAATAACACGGTTAAGTGTAGCGATGTTACCAGCGGTTGTTGTACCAGCTGAACTTTCTGCAAGGAGTGCCTTGCGTGTGTTTTCGAGGATAACACCCATGGTTGAGTGCTTTGTTCCCTTTAGGCCTTCTAACAGGGCTTGTTTAGTTTCGCCCCAACGGCTCTCTAGTAATACTGTAGACATTTGTTATAATCTCCTATATGATAATGTCGTTTATAGCCCTGCCAGACGCTTGAGTGCAATAACGTTGTCACGTCCTTCGGCTTGCTCATCCTGCACCATGGCAGTTTTATCACCTGTCACTGCTCTGCTTTCAGCGATCACCTGTTTCTGAGCTTTTTTCTCAGTAGCAGATGTGCTATTATGACTGAGCACTGATGGTAGATACTTTTCGAAAGCTGTCTTCAACTTTGGAGTTTGAACGCTTTCAAGTAAGCTCTTCATTACCTGAGCCTTTTCTTCATTTAGCGTAGCGAGAAGTTCTCCCATTACGGTTTCACGTTGATTTTGCTCTTTGATAATACGAACTTCACGATTCTTACTTTCAACTAGCTGCTTGGCTTTCTGAACAACTTCCTTGCTCTCAGCCAATTGTTGATCCTTGGTAGCCAATGCCTGCATTAGTTTACGAGTTTCTGCTTTCTCATTGAGATGAGTGGCACTAAACTCTGCAGCAAAGGCTTCAAACAGACGACGACCAAATTGACTCTCACGAGCTTGCTTGATGTCCTCTTTAAGTTGACTAATTTCACCCTTTAGATGCTTGGTAACAGCAGTATTAATACGCTCAGCACTTTCTTTGATGAACTTGGCTTTGAGTGAGTCTAGTTGTTGACGAGCTTCAGCAACAAGTTTAACTTTTGTCTCTACCAGATCACGCTTATCTTGAGCGAATTCACGAATTTCACGAGCAAGAGCTTCAATAACAAATTGCTCTAGCTTTTCACGACCTTCGAGTTGAGCCTTACGATCAGAACGAAGTTCACGAATCTCTTCGGCTAATTTGGTCGTCATGAAACTGCTGAATTTATTGGCATTCTCTGTAAGTTTGAGTTGAGCACGTACACGATCTTCGTTCATAAGCTTACGCTCATCACGAAACTCTACGATTTCTTGCTCAAGACCAGATGTTACCATTCTATCAAGTGCTTCAACCATTACAGTCTTATCGTGCTCATATTTACGAGAAAATTCTTCTCGTAGCTCAGCACGTACTTGTTCACGAGCCTCTGTCAACTTTGATTCCCATGCCTCGTTGATAGCGCGACTGGTATCTTCGTTGATGATTCCGTTTTCAAGCAATGGTTTGATTACTTCAAACATGTCTTGATATCCCCTTTATTTTAATTTGAGTTCTTTGATAAGACGAATTGCTTCGTCTTTCAAGTATCTTTGAACCGCAGCATTCTTGTCTAATTGCTCACCTCGTAATGCTTCAAACAATTTAGAACCATGTTTCATATTCATCATGCTTTCATAAATTGCTTTGGGATAAGCGTTTGGAGCACTTGGCTGTGCTACGATATCAACAGTGACGATCTCAAAATCACTGACCCGTCCGTTAGTGTCGTCTACATTTCCTGATCCACGACTACTAACACCTAATTTTACTCCTGACTCTAACATGGTTTGTACTAACTGACCCATTGGAGTGGGAAGAATTTTTAGTTTGCCAAAGCCATTGGGTCCGTCCATCCACATTTTATTGATCATATGACTAACACGATCTAAGTTAATTTTTAGATCGTCCGGATGATCTACTTCTCCTAGAACAGAACTTCCCTCTGATATTTGACGATTTAGTGTTTCTACGGCTCTTTCTATTTCATGGATAGGATAAACACGCTCGTTAGCGTTTTTAACTCCTCCTTGAATGAAAATTCCCTTCATGTATAATGCCTTGGTTCCAGCATCATCTTCTTTAACACTTTCAACCACGATATTAGCGCGGTCGAAAGTTAAGTTTTCACGAAGGGGTTTACGAATTAAACTAGCCATTGACTCACCGATTACATCTTCTTACCGCTGATTGGACCATGTGACGTATGCTTCTCTGTCTTGGCCTTGGGAGCAGCACCGTCACCTTTACCGCCGTGACTTGCATTGCCACCTACCTTGTTGACGTTCCCACCATCATGCTCTTTAGCAGCAGGAGCGGGACGACCTTTTTCAGCAGTGTCTTTTGATTGATTTGGCTTGGCAGACATTCCTGCTTTACCAGAATTAGCAGCAACTGGACTCTTGGCATGAGCACCATCATCGCCATGCTTGGGCTTTGGTACAGCCTTCATAGCAACGCTTTCCATGACTTCATCTTCTTCTGAATCTTCTTCTGAATCTTCGTCTGAATCGTCGCCCATTTCACGCTCAAAACGAGCAATGATATCGTCTAGCTTATCTTCAAGATCAACAACACGATCTTCTAGATCATCTTCACTGCTATCCATGTCTTCCATGTCGTCAGCAGCATCGTCCATATCATCTGAATCCATGTCCATATCATCGTCGGAGTCCATGTCCATGTGATCATCTGAATCCATGTCCACTGGCTCATCTGAGTCCATGTCCACTGGCTCATCTGAGTCAATGTCGTCCTCGGCAAGTTCTCCGGACTCTTCCATGCTGATTTCGTCATGAAGGTCAGAAACACCCTCTTCGATGGCTTCTTCTTCCATCATGTTCTCGTAAAGTTCACGAGACTTCTCAACTACAATCTCGTGAAATAATTGTTTGGCACGCTCTTCGTCTTCATTGATAATAAGATCGAAAAGTTTTTCGAATTTGGCAGTAGACATTTAGATTTATCTCCTTGTGGTAAATGACTAGTAGTATAGTATTTACATCATATCACAAAAAAGAGCGTAAAATAGCGTATTTTTTACGTTTTTTTATAAACCTGATCCCTGGGAGGGCGGAGCGTACTGTTTTCTGATTTGTTTTAGATTTTTTGCCTGTTCAAAAGCACGAACATCTCTCATTTTACGAAGCTTACTAATCATACCCAGAGTGAGCTTTTTTGTTTTTCTAGAGCTACCCCAAGTCAAACGACTGTTATCGTCTTTGACATCTTGTATGCCTTCGGGCGCTGCTTCATAAAATTCTCTTAGTATCAAGACATTTTCCTTGTATAAATAGGTATATGACTATTTATATCAAAAGACCAAGAAGTCCGATTTATAGAAAACTTTATGAAATAACCAATTACATTTGAGGTGGAGGAGGAGCTGGAGCCACTGGCGCTGGTGCTGCCATATCTGGTGACTGTGGCATGGCTCCCAAATCAGGTGGCATTGCTCCTTCTGGTGGAGCTCCTTCTGATGGAATCTGATCTGCCATTTCTAAATCAGATTCTATATCACTTGTGCTAATTCCAATACTACGAAGTTCGCTGCCGTCAACATCTTCTGCTTCGGGCTCATCACGCTCTTCATGCCACATTTTTTCGTTTCTCTTAATCTCTTCTTGAGTGAGTCCAAGAAATCTTTCTAAAGCAAAACGAACACTCATATAGGGTAATTGACTGATACTAGTAAACAAATTCACTCGCTGAGCATCTATTTCTACTTGACGATAAGCAGCAAAGTTTTGAGGCTCATTAAATTTTAGATCAAATAGACCGCTATCAATATTAAACCCTCTCCAACGAAGAAACAGTTTAAATTCTTCGTTTAGCTTTCTAATAATATAGTTTTGTAATCTCTTACAGTATTCGTTAAATCTGTTTTCCTGAATTAGAGCGTTACCTACTTTGCCATCAACAAATGCTCGTTCACTATCTTCTGGTCCTGTTGGCAGATAACTACTGGGTATACGAAGACCACGAGCTAGTTTGTTATTAAAATACCTAAGATCGTCTATTTCGCCAAGATTTTGACCACCAGGTAGCACATCAACTGAGCTTCCACGACCATCAGCAGTCACAGGAAAGAAGTAATCTTCATTTATACTCAATGGATTGTAAGTAGCATCTAGAGTAGATTGACCTCCATGTACTGAGGGAATACGTCGCTGATGAATTTCATCTTTGATACGATTTACAAAACTCATAGCCATGTGACTTGGCATGTTGCCTACATCAATCTTAAACACTCGTCGTTCGGGAGCACGCTGAACTCTATAAATTAAGATAGCGTCTTCTAGAAGTTCTTTTTGCTTATAAGTTTTAAATATATTTTCTAAAACACTTTGTCCAAATGGCCAATAATGATCTAGACCTTCAGTTAGTCCTAGATGAACAACATGCTTAGCATCAATAGCGCTCTCATGAAGTCCCAAACTAAAACGAGTACCACTTGATCCATAGGGTTGATTGGGGGCTGTATAACTATACTGAGCACTATATCCCGCTGTTGGGGGTTGACTTTGAAAATCTGTTGTAGTTTTTTCAGCAACCGTTAGATTTTGTAAATTGAAGTTAAGATCTCGAACGATATACTGTTCAGGTTCTTTACCTTCGCTTTCATTCACAATGACCTTGACTACCTTGGTCATATCTACCCAGTTGAGCTTAAATGTTTCAGGATCTCTAATGAATACTTGATCGCCATATTTTAGAACATTTCTGAACATTTTGAACATTCTGCTGTCAAACTCATTGAGCTTGCACCATTGAACGAGCTGCTTTTTGATAAGATTTACTTCGGTTTCAGTTGGGTCTTCATTAAATTTTATTTCAAATGCTGTACCGTTCTGTTCATTTTTCTGAGTACTAAACTCTGAAAGAATATCAAGTGAAGCGTTGATCTCGGGATCAACGTCCATAATTTCATATTGATTATATCGTTCTATTCTGTTTGGATGACCAGTATATACTTCGGGCAGACGACTTTGATAGTTTCTAAAGGCAAAGTCGTTAGAATAGCCTCCAGTTGACGGTTTTTGAGTAGCAACCGGAGCTCCAGGATTAGTAGCCCATCCAGAGATAGGGCTCATCATTCCATCTTTGTTTCTAAAGTTTTTAGTATATGCCATGTTTAGTCCAGTATAGTATTTAGACTTTATGCGTAACCATTCTGAACAATTTCTCCAGTATTATTGGCTACAGAATTCATATGATTTTCTACGATTCTCAGTCTCTCATCTAAAATTTCTGTCATTCTGGTAATTGCTGAAACAATAGGACTTGTGTCTACTGATAACATACCATCGATGCTAACTGGAACTGTTCTTCCATCTGCTAGTGGAATAACTGCTTCTGGTCCATTCTCACCTGCCACCGACACTCCTGATGTAATACCACCCTTGGCTAACATTTCAATGTGCCACGGATCTCGGTCGCTGAGATTTTTACTAAGTTGCTTAAGTCCGGCTCTTTCTAAAATGCCCATTTCTGCCAACTTCGCCGCTTGTTGTATATCAACTGCTAATCCATGTTCATGTTTGCTTTTACCTGGTTCGGCTACGACAGCATTGGGATCTTTAGATTTAAGCTCTTTATTCAGTCGTTCTTGTTCCTGAGCTGTTCTAAAAGCACTATTGATCTGTAGCTTATCTTTACCATCCGATAAACGATTGAACTCTTCAGCAGCGGTTAGCACACGTTCAATAAGTTGAGGTTCTAATTTCTTAAAGGAATCTTTATTTCCAGTACCCCCACCAAATTTAAGATAGCGCTCAATTCTAGCATCTAGATTCTCATCGTTAGAATCTCTCGATTTTTCTTCATATAACCTTTTAATGCCAGTATTGAATACCTTACTACTTGTTGGAGAGCCACCAGACATAGACCTAGTCGCTGGACCCGAGGGCTCAGTCTCTACACTATATCCTTGTTTTTCAAGAAATGCCTTATATTTCTGAATGTTACCTTGTTCTCGTTCGCGAACCTTGTTACTTCCTTTTCTAGATAGAATCTCACTTCCATGCAGTTTAGCAATAACATCATGAACAGTGGCACCATCTTTAAGTCCCAATTCTTTAATATCTTCAGCGCTGAGTTTGGATTTTTTAGCCTGTTCCATAGTCTGTTCAAGCAGAAGATTCTCGTGCTTTTTAAGATCTATGTTATTAGCGTTAATATCATTTTGTATAGCATTTAGTTTTTCACTATGTTTTTGCTGTTTGGCTTCGTAACTCAGAATATTTTGTCGTTTTTCAAGCAACTGCTTATCGATAATATTCATCTGATCAGCAATCTTTTTTCGTTCTTCATCAGTTTTGCTTTCGGCTGCTTTAGTCTGAAGTTTTTGACGTTCGACTTCAAGCTTCTTTTGATTGTCGATCTCAATTTGCTTCTGCTGTTCTAAATTTTTTATAGATATGTTTTCAATGTCTTGTTTGTTTTTTAGATCGCTCTGAGTTTTTCTCATTGTACCGATATCTTCAGGGTTCGGTGACTTTTTATCGTCCAAGTCGATTCCAAATCTCTTAAAAAATGTAACAACAGCCTCAGTTGCATAATTCATAACCTTACCCAAATACTCACTGATTTTGGCTAATCGTTCAAACACCGGTGCTAAACCGTTAGCAGCAGATCCGATTGTTTTTTCTAGTGCCTGAGCGTTATTTCTAGTAGCTCGGGCATCAGCAACAGCAGCATCTCTCTGAGCGCCACTACCTTCTTTCATCGCTTTAGTAGTATCTTCGATTGCTTTCATGCCTGCTTCCTGAGACTGTCTAGCAACAATGTTTGCTCGTCTTATGTCTTCAGTTGCCAAGCCTAGTGCTGCTGTATCAACTCCACCCAAAATACCAGCCATTTGACTTCCATATCGTTGGCTGTATTTTATAGTCTCATCAGCATATCTCTTTTGAGCACGATGGATTTCATCAACGTTTTTACCGCTTACCATGCCTTGAATAGCGTCCATGCTTTCTTTGCCACGCATAGCAATATATTGTAAAGCGTCTCCAGAAATAACATCACCTACTGATACAATTTCTTGAGCGGCTTTATAAGCCATGGGACCAAACTGCCGGGCAGCGGCAAGGCCTGCCATCATTGCGTCTGCTTGTGTTTGTTGGTCTGCTGCTACCATTTCCTGATATTTGAGCTGTATTGACTGCTCTCTCATCATGGCTTCGCGCTCTTCTAATATCTTATCTCTGTTTTGACCAGTTAGCTCGCTAAGCTCTTGAAGATTCTTCATATAGTTAGTAGTTATATTTCCTACCTGTTGATTAGTTTTTCCATAACCAGCACCAAAGTCAATCATTTGTTTTGCA